CGCGCTTTTGAATGCCATTCAGTTGGACCGGAACTCGGGATATCCGGACTTCACAACTAAGCTAAGGGCGTTCCCTAGGGCATTCGCAAAGGTGGAGAGGCGTTTTCGTCGGCGCTGGTATGGTGATTTACCACCCTGCGTCAGCTTTCACCGTGTTCAACATGGTGATAACGGTCCGAAAACCAGGCTAATCTGGGGTTATCCATTGGAGGTTACGTTATTAGAGGCTGTGTTCGCACGCCCATTAATTGACGAGATCATGAGCAGTGATACACCTATTCTGCTTGGAAAGCGGAGATATGATATTGGGTGTAGAATGCTGCAATTATCCGTCTCCGGCGTTAAACACTGCTTCGATTTTTCAAAATTTGATGCCTCCATCTCACCCAAACTCATCTCGATCGCTTTCGAGATTTTGCGCGCCAATTTCGGGAATCTGTCCCGAGAGTATCAGTGTCTGTGGGAGCGTATTGTTAATTATTTCATCCACACTCCCATTATTATGTTTGATGGAAAGGGCTGGATGAAGCATTCGGGTATACCGAGTGGTTCATACTTTACCCAGCTTGTTGGGAGCGTAGTTAATTACATCTTGATTAACTACGTGTGTATTCGCCACTTTGGAATGGCCCCACAACCAGGCCACATTTACGTGCTTGGTGATGATTCAGTCTTCACACTGCCTGGACCATTAGATATGGACGCTGTGGCGCGCACTCTGCACGAAGAGTTTTCAATGACTCTAAGTGTGGAGAAGTCACTGGTGATTTATGCCGACAACTGCCACTTCCTTGGACATTATTGGTATCAGGGAATGGCCCGCAGGAGGTTAAGGGAACTTTTTCGTTCCTTAGTGTACTCAGAGCGGTACCATGAAGGGGATTATCAACTCCTTCGTCGGCTGAAAATTATCAGTTTGATGGGTGAGGATCCCCTCTTTGAGGTGGTGGGCAGGTGGTTGTTGCGAAAGTTGAAGCCACCACGTGAGCGCCATCTCTATTTGATTGAATGCGTTGGAGGTAGGGCCGCTGAACTAACAGGGTTATCACGTCTTTTCCAATTGAGTCATCGATCTGGCGTCGGCGAGCGGAC